TTCTGGCGCTCAACATTCCAGTCCTTACTCCAGTAACCGCAATAGCTGCTGTCCATCGAAGAATAGGCAAGTGCCAGCAGCACCTTTTCCGGCATTGTACCGTAGACCCCATCTTCATCCAGAATTTTGTACCAGTCCTTGCCGGAACTGTCCACAAATTCCTGCGACAGCTCCACACCGAGGATGTTTCCAATCAGCGTCAGGTCTAAATCAAAATTATCGTCTGCGGCACAGGCCATGTAGCGGGCAATAGCCGGGAAGCCCTTTTTGCAATCGGTAGGAGTCAGCTCCACCACGAATTCACGGCGGAGATTGAACATAAGTTCCGTGATGTTGTGGAAACTTTCCCCAATCATGCGTTCTTCCTCGCGGGCGGCATCCCGCTTTGCCTTTTCGGCATCCTCTGCGGCCACATCACGGGTCTTGTACAAATCAATCTGCCCACTGCTCACCTTGTAGAAATACTGGACATGATCTGCATCTTCCGGCACAACAACATCTTTGGTGATGTTCCACTTGCTGTACCCGGTAACGTGTTCGTGGGTCTGATAAGTAGCATTCGGGTCTTCGATTGCAAATTTCTTGAGGTCTGCAATCCATTCAGCCTTGCGGTGTTCCCACTTCTGATTTTCCAGAACTTCCTGCATCACCCGGCGGAAGTTCTGAGTGCCAAGAGCTTCCAGCGCCTTATTTTTGTCCTCAACGCTCTCAATCTTATCCAGCTCTGCGTAGTCCGAAAGAGTGGCGCCGCGAAGTTCTGCCCGGCGGAACGCATCCCGGTCAAGAGAAAGGAGCTTCACCCTGCGGCGGATGGTGGACTGGGAGAAGCCAGACTTGGATGCCACCTGCTCTACCGTGTCGCCCAGATCCAGCATCAGCTGGAAGCCCTGCGCCTGCTCATAGGTAGTCAAGTCACTACGCTGCATGTTCTCAATCATCATGGTTTGCAGCTGTTCCCTTTCGTCCATTTCCACGACCACGCAGGGCACTTCAAACAATCCTGCCTGTTGTGCGGCCGCGGCCCGGCGATGCCCGATGATGATGGTGTAGTCATCGCTGGACCACACAGCCTTGGGTGTCCATGCTGCCGCTGCTGCTGCGGCATCCCCGCCCTCGTCAACGCACTTCGCAATGTACTCCCGGCTGTTGAGGTAGTGGCCGGGGATAACGGTCAGGTTCTGGAAGATGCCGTTCTCTTTGATGCTGGCGGCAAGTTCCGTCAAATCCCCCAGTTCCTTGCGGGGGTTGTCAGGGTGCGGATGCAGTCTCCTGCACGCAATGTTCGTGATCTCTGCCATGATTTATTTTCCTCCATGGTTTCAGAAAAATGTGAGCTGCCCGGTCTTGGTCTCACACAACGGCGGTGCAGCATCATCCTTTTTGTGTTCCGGCTCTGCTTGCTCGGTCTGGCGGCAGACAGGCTTCATCAGAAGTTCTATCTGCGCCCACTGGCGGCGCAGAAACCAAATGTCCGTAGAAAAGAACGGTGTGTACCAAATCCTGCTTTGCGGCCCCGCCGGGAGCAGCCCACGGCGATCATACGCGGTGCTTGGTTCTGTAATGGTGTTCCCGATGACTACATATCCAGCACAGCCTAAAAAACTGAGCTGGATGTAGCACATCAGTCCTGCAATTAGGTCAATATCCTGCGCCACAAAAAGCACCTTGTCGTGGTAGCAGATATTTTTTCTCCTGCACAGGTTGGCAAAAGCAATCAGCAGTGCGCCCGCACCGCAGGCCGGGTCCGAAACCGAAAAGAATCCGGCATTCTCTGCCGCCGGGTCGCTTCCCCCGGAGATTTCCACCATGCACCTACAAACGTCATACGGGGTGAAGAATTGCCCGGATGCATCGTTGCCCAGCTCACAGAGCATGTACAGTTCCCCTAAAAAATCTTGGTCGGGGTTCTGCTCCATTCCCATGATGACCTCGGCCAGCAATTCAGCAAATTTATTTTGCTCGGCATCGCTGTACTTGGAAATGATGGTCTGATAGGTTTTGGTGCGCTCTGGAGCATTCTGTTTGTCGGTGGCATTGGAAATCTCAATGGCGGTCACCATCACGAAGTCCTGCCAGACCTGCCACCGATTGAACCGGCCGCACAGACTGTTGAAGATTTTCAGGAATGCTTTTTGGTGGTCGTCCCGGATATTTCGCACTGCCGTTGCCTTTGCCATCGGTTATTCCTCCGTATCGTCCTCAGCGGAGTCCTCGGCCGGTTCATCGTCGGTGTCGTCCTGCGGGGTCTCCTGCTTGGTGTCCTGCTGGGAATCCCTCTGAGAATTGGAATCCGGCACATCAGGCACCGGCACGCCGAAATTGCGGAGTTTGCCGTTCTCCATCAGGTCACGGAAGAAGTACTGCTGCCAGAAAGAGATCATCTTCAGCAGGATGTTCTCAATCTTGGTGCGGAGAACCTTGTCGATGCTGAACGTACCCTTGACCTTGGTCTTCAGCTCGCTGTTCTCAAAGTACCAGCACATAGAAGAATCCTGACTGCAATAGCCGGTTTCTTCCACATTGCCCAGCATATCCATCTGGGTGGCAACGTCATTGATGGGGGTGATCACCAGCGTGATGGGATAGCGGTCCTTGAAGAAGCGGAACGTGAAGTTGTGCTCATCGCACAGGCCCTGCAGCTTTTTCTTCTGGGCCTCGTAGTTGGAAATTTCGCTCATGGTATGTACTCCTTTCAGCAATCAGATGAAATTTTGTAATCATTGTTATGGTTTTCAATGGCAGTCAGGCCGACGGCGTATGCCGCCCAAATGTCCGCCTTGAAACCGTAGAAAAAATCCGGGTTCTTGCTGGTGCCTTTTCCGTTTTTCAAATCGTGGGTTGCGAAACGGTCAATCAGCGCCCGCCGGATGGCCGGGTCATTTGCCCGGCTGTCATGGCAGATGTGCCGCTTTTCTTCGATGCGGCAGAGAAGCCGCGGCTTCTGCGCCATCTGGATGGACAGTGCTTCATAGAAACGCCCAATCCAGAGGACGGTATCAAACACTTCCCTGCCCACGGCCATGCCGTAGGAAGCCACCATTTCAATGACCGCCCACTGCCAGCCCTGTTCATTGGCGAAAACCAGCTTGTTGCGCAATTCTTCGTTATCGACCTTGCCGAACTCCAGCGGCCTCAATGTGTTGCAGTCGATAACGCAGTAGGCGCTCTGCCTGTTGCCCGGATCAATGGCAATAATCGGGCATTTTTCACTCATAAATACGACCTCCAAAATTCCTGAATAAACCGGGCTTCCGGCCAGCCGTAGTGTTCCATAGCCTTTTTCTGCGCCCAGCGCTTCAGCCGGAGATCAGCATCACGATTGTTGTGGATGGCGGTCGGGCCGTTCTGATGGCACCACGGGCAAAGTGTCACCCACAGGCCCAGACGCTTGCTCTTTGCCCGGTAGGCACTCCCGAAGTACACCTCATGCCGTGCTGTACCATACCGCCCGCAGATCAGGCAGACCGGCTTATCATGCAGGATGCTGGGTGCATAGCCGTTGGAATCCAGCTTTTCGCCGTACTCATTCAGCGGCATCCGTCTCACCTCCCGTCACAATCCAGACCTTGTGAGAACCCCAGCCCGACCACGAAATCGCTTCCGCATGGGTGCCAACGGCCACATCTAAGGCATTTTCCTTGATGAGTGAGCCGGTATCCTGAACCACCCTCATCCCTACGCCCTCAATCAGAATGACCGTGCCATAGGGAAAGATGCTGGTGTCAGCGGCCACCGTCACGCCCGGCTGAACCTTGGCACCGCTGGATGTGATGCCCTGCCCCTCCCCGCAGATATGCGGGTATTCCTCGGAGCAGTAGGCTGTGCAGTGAAACTCTCCTGCGTATGTAAGGGCAATGCTCTGATCTGCGGCAAGCGTGTCCGTGAGCTGCTCAACCTCGGTCTGCATCTGCTCAATGGTTTCCTTGCGCTCCACGGCCTTGTTCATCCAGTTTTCTTTCTGGCTGGCGTAAATGTCCCGCTCCATGGTGAGTTCGTCTACCCGGCGGGTATAGACCGCGCTGGCAAGGGCGCTGCCGGTAAAAAGGCTGACTGCACAGGCCAGCGACACGATAGAACGAAGCTGCATTTCAACCTCCAATCTGAGCTTTTGCCCCGCTGGGCAGTGCCGGGGGCATCCGATCCGCATCCTTGGCAGCATCCACTGCCTTGACAAAACCGGGCTTGACGTACTGCAAGAGATCCTCATTGGAGCGGTCAAGGGCATCCACCAGCCCCGCCGGGGAGCCAGCCCATTCCCGCACAGCGGCAGGCAAGGCACCGAAGATGCTCCTGTTCTCTGCCCGGAAGTCCTCTGCGGTCAGCTTCCCGGTGGCCGTCACCAGTCCGCCGTGGGTGGCATAGTACTGGTTCCGCTCAATCTTCCGGGCGGCAACGATGGCCTGCGTCCACAGGTCGTTTGCTGTAGGCTGACCGGCGCTCTGCAACTTGCGGATTTCTGCGCACCAGTCAACCAACAGCTGGTTCTGATACCGGCACACCGTCAGCGCTTTTGTCAAAGCCGCCGCGGCCACATCATCCGGGATGTCTTTGAGCGCGGCGGCGTAAATCTGCGACCGCGCCGTGCGCTCATCGGTAGAAAGCGGCCGGCCGAAGTAGTTTTCAATCAGTGCCAGCGCATTCTTCAAACATTCAAC